TTTGATTTCTCTGGATTAAAGTTGTGTACATATTGCAAACAATTTTCGATACCATCAGATATCATTTCATCTCTATATGTGTAGTTGATAAAATTAGGTCTGTATGATAAATGATTTGCAATCTTTAGAAAGCATTCACCAATATAGTTGGTAATAGGTGGTTGTGGTTTACCTTGCTCTTCTGCCTCACGACATTTTGCTTTCCACTCCACCATCGCTTGTAGAAATTCTTTGTTGTTTACATAATGTGGTTTTTTCTTTTTTTCTATTGCCATAGGTCTTTCCCATTAATTAGATACAATATACCAAATGACATACCAATTGTCAAGGAGTAAATTTATTTTCAAAAACATCTTGACTTTCCCTTGACAAGACGGTATTATCCCTATGTAGGGTTTGAGAATGAGTTAATGTATAGTGTTCTTATCTGGGAATGGAATGATGTTCTCAAACTCTTCATCTTCAATCCGCTGTAAATCTTCATCGGTTGGTTCATCCCAAACCCTACCGTTGTCACTAAGTGTCATCTTAGTTACACAATGTTCGTAAAATCGAACAAGACCAATTGATGCGTCTGATATCGCAATGATACTATTTTTATTTAAATTGGCAATCTGAGTTTCGCTCGTAGTTAACCATCTTGAAAGTGCCATACTTTCAATTAGTCCACCATCTACGGCTTTCGGATACAAATTAACTTGTAATGGATTGGTCACTTCTATATAAGGTCTACTTTTATCAGCAGAACTAATCACCGTTATAATCTCTTCCCCATTAGAAAGTTTTAAGACTTTTGTTTGCTTTTCCATCTTTATCCTTTATCTATAGAGATTTGTTTAATATCATAATCAAACTCTTCTTCATTGTATATATTTATTCGTTCCATGAAATGACGTAATGTGAAATTCTGTTTTCCCTTGTGGGTAAAATCATCTGCAATGTCTACCAATCGAGCTGCGTCCTTATTGTCACCAAGTCGCAACGCACGGCCAACGGATTGCAAGACTCTAATTCTACTTTTGGATGGAGATGCGAACACGATGTTGTGAAGATTACGAATATTGATACCAGTAGAAAAAGTACCATACGATGCAACGATGACCGCATCCTTCTCGTTTTCAGTAATTGAGCGAATCTCTTCTCTTGTCTGTGTGTCTGTTCCACCATAAACGTAAAACACCTTCCTATCTGTTAAGGAGTTATTTATCAATGCGTGTAATACGTCACCATGTTTTTCAACAAACTGGAATAATACTAATGTATTGCCTGTTAAGTGTTTTGTCAAGTCCACAATGAATTTATTTCTACGTTCATCACGAACAATTAAGTCAACCTCATCTTGATACGATAGGTCTTTCATATATTTACAATCAGCATCTGGATATCTTAACACAATACATTCAACCTTGAGTTTTGCAAGTGTATCACTATCCATCAGTTCCTTAGTTGTCGTTACTTTGTTTACTGAACCAAATAGACCCTCTAGTACCAACCTATGTGTTTGCGTTCCGTCAAGCGTACCTGTGAACCCATGACGGTACTTACAATTGACCATCTTGTTCATAATACCTGTAAGTGATTTTGATTTAAATATGTGAACCTCATCACCAAGAATACAACTAAACTGGTCAAACCATTTCTTTTGCATCTTATAAACTGATTGCCATGTAGATATTGTTATGGGTTTTGTGATGTTCTTTGAATGACCTTGGTATATCTTTTGCATCATAGATTCCTTGAATCCATAATCAATAAAGTCTGAATGCATCTGTTCTACCAGTGATGTTGTGGGAACAAGAATAAGAATATTACTTTCTGTCTTTGCTGCATACCATACAGACAGGATATAGATGATTAACGATTTACCACTAGCAGTAGGGCTAAGAAGGAGACTGCGATTGTTTCTGATTGCATAATCCAGTGCGGCCATCTGGTAATCACGAACCTGTATAGAAGTTCCCTTGGACTGAGGTGACACTCTTCCAATAAAAGTATCCAGTTCGCCATCTCGTAATCGTTCTTCATTTTTTACTCCATCTTTATATTCAATTTCTATTTCATTGCGTTTTGCAAACTCTTCAATGTATGATAATAGTCCAAAGTATATTTCACCAGTTTGTATTGAAAACAAACGTATCTTTCCATCCCACATACGACTGCGATACTGTGGCATAAACTTAGCGCCTGGCACCTCAAACGTAAAAAAATCTGAGAGTTCTCTTGCGATACCCTTATCAGTTTCTATAGTAAGATATACGTCATTCTTTTTGGAGATAATCAAATCGAACCTTCCATGAATCTCTTCCAATCAATCGCATTCTTAATTTGAAATCCACGATTGTTTAACATCTTGCACATCTTTTCTGCATGGTCTACCATTGCCTTATGGTATTCCACTGTGTGTTGAGATTCAATCAACTCCTTATCACCTTCCAAATAAATTGGAACATCCTGTTTTAGTATCTTTAAATCTAGGGGTTTTTCTTTGTAAACTTCTGGGTCTGCTTTACCACCATAGTATTCCCACTTTTGTCTGTAGAGAATACGATGTTTGGATTCAACCTGTTTCAATAACAAGTTCCAACGTATGAATATTTTTAGATATTTCCCATAGAGTTCTGGGGTCTTGAGAGATTCGATATCCAGTTGGGTATCATCAATCTTTAAGTCCTTGGCGGACATTTCTTGTAGTTCTTCTAAATTCATAATGTATCCTTCAAATCAAAGGGATGAGATTGCATATCTTCCTTGCGTTAGATATATTGACCGTTTGGGTCTATGGTAGGTGTTCAAGGGTTTTGAACCTCATCCTAACCTATTTATAATGTATGTAACGTGTAAATCTTATATGTAAACGTCACGTTTGCTGTCAAGTATGTTATATCACCTTCTTGTTGATTATATGCAAGACCACTCAATGCAACAGGATAGATATCTTCAAATCTTGCTTCCACAATGGGATTATTTTTTGCAGATGTGATTGTTAGTGTCGCATCAGAAAACATTCCAGAAATACTTTCCTGTCCAGCTTCCTTACCTTGTGATGGAACAGTTTCTTGAGCTTCAGTCTTTAATGTACCAAATTGTGTTCTGGATTGTGGAAAACCAATACCAACCATCCAGTTATGTACTTCTGTGTAATTTCTTAGTTTCTCATCTACAAGAAACGTAATTTCTAGATTTTCGTATGTAAGGTCATCACCCATTATGGGGATGGACTTAAATGGAGTTGGAAATATTGCCTCACCAAGATTGATGCCTGGCAAGTTCGCCGCAGTAGTAAAGAACTCTACTATCGGTAATTTTTTGATACTGAACTTAAACTTGGTTGGGTCTGCGTAGTCTAGTTCAGTTGGTTGTCTACTTAATGAATTTATCTGTACCATACAACTATTTATACAGAAAAGAAAAAGGGGAAACCGAAGTTTCCCCTTTTGATAGGTTGGTTAGCCCAACTCTTATTATTACATAAGGTTGACGACTTGAACTCTTCTGTAGTAGACGTTATCATTTGAACCAAGTGATACGTCAGTTGCAGTAGCAGTCGAGAATGGGTTCTGTGCAAGACCGTATCTTGTTTTGAAACCAATCTTAGGCTGGAATGTGTTCTCACCAACTGCACGAACCATCTGAAGTGGAACGTATGGGCAGTAGAAGACACCAGCATCGTAAGGTGAAGAACCTTTGTAACCCACAACAAAGTACTGTTTTGCAGCAGCGTTTGCCATGTATGGGTCAATGTACACTTTGTAACGACCATTCAATGTACCAGCGAAAGTGTTACCAGCGTCATCGACTTGAAGGTTGTTGTTAAGAGCAGGAGTGTAATCTAATACACCAGCCATTTGAAGTGCAGATGCAACATCAGATGAACAGATAATTAAGTTACCTTTACCTCTACGAGTTTGTTGAGCAATTACGTTAGCATCTCTCTCAACTTGGAACATCAGACCCTTGAACTTCTCAACAGACCAACGACCATTTGAGTCAGTGTCCATGTCGAAGATACCAGAGTTAGTAGTATCAGTCTGAGCACCTGGCTTTGCAGCCTTGTAGATAGACCTTACAACTTCTCTGTTGATTTCAGCAAGGATTTCGGAAGACAGAATGTTTGACAATTCTGTTTCTGCGTCAAGACCGTGAATTGCTTTAAGGTCTTGTGCAAGTTCCATAGTGTATTCTGCTTTAAGAGCACGTGTCTTTGCAGTAACAGTCGCCTTCTCAATGGTGAATGCCATTTGAGCGAAAGCGTTGTTTGCAGAGTCACCTTGTGCTTCCATATTTGCAGTAGTGTCACCTGTACCAGATGTGAACGCACCAGGCGAACCATCGTTAAGTACGGCAGGGTTAGTACCAGCATGAGTACCAGCACCAGAGAAATCTGTATCTGCTTCACCGAATAGTGCTTCATCACCACCAGCAGAGTTGATTCTTGATTTCATTGCAAAGATAAGTCCAGTTGGCCCAGTCATTGGTTGAACTGCACAAATATCATATGCGATTAGGTTAGGCATAGCACGTCTTACCAATGAAATTAGGATAGGGTCCCAATTTGATGCAGACGCAGTATTGTTGGCATGGACTGTCTCCCCAAGGAAGGCAGCATCTTCTTTTAGTGCTTTTTCTTGATTTTCCAAGATAACAGAAGTGACGGCACGCTTATAGTTATCAGCAATCTCAGGCAAATCTGGATGCTGAAGGACTGGCTGCCACTTTTCTTGTAAGTTCTCTGAATTGAACATTTTAGTTCTCTCCTATGTTTTCTATATTATTATTATTTATTAAAAGTTACTTTTTCACAATATTAAAAGCTTCCGCCCCATAGGGTTTCGACTTCTGGATAGCGGACATATACGCAGCCATAGCGCCACTAACGTCAACTTCTTGATTTTCAGTTTCTACTTCTTCCTCAAGGGTTTGGGTAGCAACTGACTTAGGAAAATAATTTTCCTTCAAGGTGTTAAGTTTTGAAGTGAAATCTTCTTCACCGTTAAACTCAACATCTTCAACTAATCCCTCAAACTTTTCCTTTTCAGTCTCAGCGAGGTCTGTTGAAACTTTTGCGATTACCTGTTCACGAACAAGAGAAGATTTCTCTTTATTCATTTCAGTCATCTTTTCGATTGTTTCATTGAGTTTTGACTCAAGGTCTTCAATCTTTTGAGCTTGACCCTCAAGGATATCATACTTCTCATCTGGAACATCAATGTAATGTTCTTCAAAGAGTGCCTTCAATCCTGTGATAAAGTCTTCTGCAATTTCACCTTTTAACCCTCTATCAATAGCGAGTTCGTTCTCTTGCATCCACTCTTTAACAACATAGTCAAGGTAAGAATCGACTTTTTCAGTCAGTTCATTTTTGAAAGTTTCTACTTCTTCTGCAACTTCATGTGTCTTCTCAATGTCAAGTCTTTCGACTTCACTACGGAGTTTAGACTTTACAGCAGCTTCAAAGATTGTAGTTGCTTTTGCAGTAAACTCTTCAGAAAGGTCTTCACCTTCTACTAAAGCATTTACGTCATCTGTTACGTCAATGGAGTCAATGTCAAGAGCTTCCTTTTTCTCACCGTATGATGCACCCATGCAGTGTTTTTCTGCATACGCTTTTGCATCATCAGCTTTCATAGCATTCATCTTATCCATCATTGCGTTGAGAGCATCTTTCTTGGATTTGATTTTCGTTGCCATGGCAGGCTTCTCGTCTTCCATTTCTTCCATTTCTTCCTTATCGTCTGAATCATCTTCATCATCATCCGACTCGTCTTCTTCTTTGAGTTTCTGGGGTGCTTCGTCACCTTTGACGGCAGTAGGGATAGTAGTATCCTTTTTGATGTTCTTTGCAGCATCTGGCCCTGATTTCTCATCACCTTTTACCACAGGAGCACCAAGGTCTTCTGTATCACCTTCTACCTTAGAACCTTTTTCACCAGCAACTGCACCTTTTTTCGGTGCGTCTGCAGCTTCTTCAAGTTCCGCAGTAACTTCTGCTTCCAAATCCTCAATTGTCTTATCTTGTTCTGACATTTGGGAGTTCTCCTTAATGTTAATCTCATTATACTATATTTATACAATTACAGTTTTTTGAGAAATTTTGCGAAGGCCAATGCTTGGATTCCT